GCTCTTATTATAACAATCAACATTCGCAAATTGGCTCTACTGCATATCAAGGTGCGGTGTCAAGTGCGGATAGTAAAGTTGATACAAGTAGAAACGTCTTTACAGGATTTGGTCACTTCCAAGTCTATTTCCTTGCTGAAGGTAAAGCTACTACAAACAGAGCATCGATTGTTGGCTGGAATGAACTTTGGTCACGGTTTGATCAGAGTGTAGGCCCAGGTACTACAGGTTTATGGGAAAAATATTATTGGATATATGATGGATCATTAACTTCTGATACTGGAATCACAGCTTACAGTATGGAGATAGCTGCATCAGGTCGAACTGTAGAAGTCAATTCTGGATATAACGCTTTTTACGTTGAGGGCTACACACAGAGTTAGGAGATTTTTGATGGCTATTGAATACCGAGAATATGTTAATGAGAACGGTAAATATCGTGAATTTACTAATGAGCATGGTGTAGTTCAGCGTGAATTGATAGAGCCTTCTGAAAAGTTTTATGAAAAAAGTAACGCTAATCCACAAAGATTTGAAGCTCAATTACGCTTAGAACGCAATGCCTTTCTTGCAGCTACAGACTGGACTGTTTTACCTGACAGTCCGTTAACAAGTGATCAACAGAGTGAAGCAACACAATATAGGCAAAAGTTACGCGACCTTCCGCAAGAATACAGTGATGTCCATGAGGCAAGAACTGAGCTTTTTAAATTAGTACCTGAAAACACATTAAGTTTTCTAAAGTAAAGATAGGAGTCAGAGATGGCTGCACAAGATACATTTGAAATTATGAAACTCTCTGGCTCTACAGATGGCCGAGGGATTAACGTGACTGCGACTTCCAGTGCGGGTACAACAATCCACACTGGTAGCTCAACAGCAGCACACTACGACACGATAAACTTATATGCTACAAATATTGATACATCAGCTATCAAGCTGACTATCGAATGGGGTGGTACAACAGCAGCAGGTGATCATATCGAAGTAACGATACCGCCTGAAGCTGGGTTAGTAAAGGTAGTTGAAGGTTTACTAATCAAAGGTAATTCATCTACAGCTCTAATAGTAAAAGCCTTTGCTGGAACAACAGCTAAGATAAACATCTTTGGCGATGTAATTCGAGCGAGTACTGCCTAATGTCTAGGATGCGATCCAGTATGAGCGGCCCTATGGTTAGCCAATCGCTATCCTCTGCCTCTACCGTAGGTTTAGGCTGGGAAGGGTTAGATGTAATCGCTTCGACTACATTGACCTCTGCTGCAGCATCGTTTTCTTTTCCAGTAATTGGGGTATTTGGTGGTACTTCAAACGTGAATCTTTATCATCACATGAGAATTTTAGGTTATTTTAAAAATGACGGTTCAGAATGTGACATTCTATTTGAATGGGCAGGTGATGCTACTACATCTAAATATACTTCTGCCACAATGGACTCCGTAACACGGTCAACAAGCCCTATCAGAATCACTGGAACTTATACTAGCTCATTGGCTGGTATGCGTATGGGACATTTATATGCTAATGATAGCTGTGTAATAGATGTTCTTGGAAATAATATTACAAATACTGGGTATCATGGGACATTCCAAAGTTATTGCGGTACACATGATGACGATAATGTCTATGTAAACTGGTCTGGGGGAGACTTTTATAATGCTGGTAGTTCAGTAGATCTTTCCGAGTTAGAAGTCAAAGCAACTGCTGGCAATTTTGCAGCAGGAACTACTCTAGCCATAATTGGAAATAGATACGGAGCTTCTTCATAATGCAAAGGACACGATTAGGCCCTGTTTCTACACCTTTATCATTTAAAAATAAAGATAGTGCTTTTGAATTAATTGCAGCTGTACGAGTAGATGCATCTACCCCTAATAAACCTTCTGAAATAGGAGTATTTGTAGGTGATTATACCTTCGTATATTGTCAATGGTATATAAAGGCTTCATCTGCTGGCGATCTTGAAATAGCACTTACTACTAATGGCACTGCTAGTGACCACGATTTTATTCAAATGTATGGCGATAATGCTGGTATTGAAAAAGCAACTCAATCAGCTCAAGGAAATATCAATTTAATTTATACCGCACCACCTAGTGATGGATACGGAACTATGGGTTGGTTTACGTATGCTAAACCTTTAGGCGGTAGTGAAGGTTTGGTTGTAGGTACAAGTGGTGGTGACGCTGGTGGATCTCACATGCGAACTACTGCTTGGGCTGGAATGTACGATGAATTAGCTGGCACAAAAGCAATGGTAAGATTTGTCGGTTGTGTAAGTGGAGCTACAGATTTTAATGCACAACTTTGGGGAGTACGAACATGATCAGTGGAAATATGCGTGTTCTTGCTACTATTGCAGGTACAACTGCCAGCTCATTTGATTTCAATTCTGACAATATGGCGGGATGTACTATCTTTTGCCTTCAATATGCGTTTGCTGCAAATACATCAATGAACGCAGCTATTTCACTAAATGGTTCGACTAGTAATTTCTACCAAACCAGACATAATTTTGATGAAGCAACTAGTGCTGGTGCTGGCGGTGATACCTCACATCTAATATGGCAATGTAATGATGATTCAAATGCACCATATTTAGCTGGTGATGGTCAAACAGCTTCAGGAGATAATATCGGTGGTGAGCTATGGGTAAAGAGTAATTTACGCAGCTCCTCGTACCCCTTGCTTTATTGGAGAAATAGTCGATGGACAAGTGCAGATGATATTGCCATGACTACTTCATACGCATACAACTCTGGTATAACTGGGGCACAAATTACATCTATTTTACTTACTGCTTCTAGTGGGAATTTAAATAGTGCTCGTATGACATTATGGGGAGGATTAGACTAATGGGCGATCTTGTACGATGGGATTGGAAAGGTGCATGGGAAGCTATGGATGGTGCTGAGGCACTGGTTCGTCCATCTAAAATGTTTGATGCTGATCGAACATACCTATATAACAACTATCAAATAGAACAAACCACAAATATGATTCAGACTATCACTGAAAATATCTCTCGCAAAAGAGCAGAGATCGGTGGCTTACGTGCTGGTATAGAAGCTGAAGACTTTACTGAAGATGACGTATCTAGTGATATCGACCGACTAAATAATGATATAAAAACTTTACAAGATAATCTTGAACAACAACAGAAAGATTTGAAACAGTTTGAAGATGATGTTTCCGTATTGGAAGCTGCATTGAAGGAAGCAACAGACGAATACGAAAAAGTTAAAGGAGATGAAGATGCACTTAAAACTTGGATTGAGTCAAACCAATAGACGCTTCAACTGTCCTTGCGATGGCTGTTGTGATACTTGTACTTGTTGAATGGAAGGTAGATCATGTCCGATCCCATTCTCACAGACATAGATCGACGTTTAGAAAGAATAGAGAACGGCATCTTCGGCAATGGTCGCGAAGGATTAATTCAAGCCGTAGCACGTTTAGATGAAAGAGTCGCAGACTCCGAAGAACACATTGAACAGATTGAAAAATCTCACAGCACATGGGCAGGTAGATTGTACTCAATGGCACTTACAGCAGGGATGTTAGTATATGGTTTTTGGGATCAAAGATAAGGATTCGACATGGCAGCAACTAATTGGATGCCTGATTGTAGACGTGTTCCTACTGGGGCTTATGGTGGCTACGGTAGCATTGAAGCTGACACGGTGGTGTGTCATAGCATTGAGGGCTGGCGTACAACTATGGATGAGTGGGCGAGCGAGAAAGAAGTAGTCCACCAAGCTAGTTATCACTTCGTAATAGACAAAGATGGAACTATTACCCAGTACGTACCAGTAAACCAAGCAGCGTGGCACGCAGGGCGTGTAGACGCTACGACAAACCCTTCTGTTGGTGTACCTTGGACTGGCTATCGTGGAGTCAATCCTAATTCACATACTATAGGCATTGGTGCTGAAGGATTTAGTGGTAAGAATTGGACACTGGCACAACACAATAGCTGTATAGCAATACTCAAGTGGCTTACTGAACAGCACAA